GCTCAACAACAAAACAAAATCTTCGAAGAGTTATCTTCAATGAATCGATCTAGCAACTATGAAGAAAAATTAAAAGGTTTGAAAGTACCCAGCACAAGTGATCGTTCAGAATTAGAAAACATTGCTTACACTCAAACATATACACCTAGTAGCTATCAGATGAAAGATGTACAGTCTTTCCCACCTATACCTTTCAACAAACAAGCGGATTATGTAGACCTATTAATTAAATCAACAATTAAAGCAGCGAAGCAAAAAGGGATTGATCGAGTAGCTATCATGCCTGCGGATGTAGGAGCTAATGTTCGTTGGCGTAAGGATACTGATGAAGCCAAAAAGAAATTTCAAAACTTGTATGACAAGGTTGGTGTTCAACAGCTAAAGAATATTGCTAAAAAATATGGTGGTGAATTAGAAATTGAAAAAATAATTGATAAAAACAAAGGAACCCGTGGCTTAACATTTTTAAATAAAAATCCAGATGGTGAGTTTCAAATACTCAAACAAACAGAAACTCGAAAAGAAATATCAGATGCAGATAGAGATAAATACTACGATGAAGAAATTACAAGAATAGCAAGTGGAATTACTGATCCCGGTGAAGTGGTTTTAACCAGAGAAATATCACCTGGTCAGATGATGGATTATCACGTTGTAGAAGGTCGTGGCGACGCAACCGATGTTGGTTATCGTTTAATACCCTTTAAACAAGGAGAAAAAGTAGATGATGCGATGATTAAAATTGTTGAATATAACCCTAGCGAAGTAGATATGTATACGATATCATTTGACCCTTCAAAACTAGAAGAACCAATGTACTTGTTTAAGAAAAAATCTGGTGGAAGTATTGATAAAGATAGTTTAGTTTCGATTACAGATATATACGGCGAATATGGTAGATAAATTTAACAGCTCATCTCGTAACCCAAGCGATATAAATGATGCAAAAGCATTAGGTGCAGGCGGTGACGACAAATTAGATATTGAAGAAGTAGGCACACAGGTTGATGTCAATTTATCACCTGATCAAATAGAAGACAGTGTAGAAATTATTGAAGATGGTTCTGCAATTGTCGGTGAAGTAGAGGTGCCTGTTGCATCAGGTTTTAATTCTAACTTGGCTGAAATTGTAGACGATGCAATTTTACAAGATCTTTCCAATCAATTAGTTGAAAGAGTAGAAAGCGATAAATCTTCTCGTGAGGAATGGGAACAAGCATACACTAAAGGTTTAGATCTTTTAGGTTTTAAGTATGAAGAGCGCACTCGTCCTTTTAGAGGTGCTGCCAGTGTTAGTCACCCTGTCTTAGCTCAAGCAGTCACACAGTTTCAAGCAATGGCTTATGTAGAATTATTACCTAGTGATGGTCCTGTTAGAACACAAGTAGTAGGTGCAAACACCACAGAATTACAACAAGCAGCAGAGCGCGTGAAGGATTACATGAATTATGAGATTACTCATGTCATGGAAGATTACAATCCAGAGATGGATCAATTGTTGTTTCAATTACCTTTGTCAGGTAGCGCATTTAAAAAAATTTATTACGACGAAGTTTTACAAAGAGCCACATCAAAATTTATTCCTGCAGAAGACATGATTGTGCCTTACGGTGCATCTGATTTAGACACTTGTGATCGTATCACACAGATCGTTAAGATGTCGATGAATGATTTAAGAAAAAAACAAGTTTCAGGATTTTATCGAGACATTCAAATACAAGCTTACGATGATGATGAAGCTAGTGATATTCAAGATAAAAAAGATCAAATAGATGGCACAAATCCTAATGACTACAGAATGGATGATATGGCAGAACTTTATGAGATGCATGTTGATTTGGACCTTGAAGGTTTTGAAGATATTAATCCTAGAAATGGTGAGCCTAGCGGAATTAAATTACCTTATGTGGTAACTATTGAAAGAACATCAAATCAAGTTTTATCAATCTATCGAAACTATAATGAAAGAGATGTTTTAAAAAGAAAGAATGAATATTTTGTTCATTACAAATTTTTACCTGGTCTAGGATTTTATGGCTTTGGTTTAATTCACATGATTGGTGGTTTAACAAGAACTGCCACAACAGCATTAAGACAATTACTTGATGCAGGAACTTTATCAAACTTACCTGCTGGATTTAAATCAAGAGGTCTAAGAATTCGTGATGATGATCAGCCTTTACAACCTGGTGAGTTTAGAGATGTTGATGCACCAAATGGTGTAATTCGTGAAGCGTTAATGCCTTTACCTTACAAAGGGCCTGATCAAGTTTTAATGCAACTTTTAGGTTTTTGTGTAGATGCAGCAAAACAATTTGCAACTGTTGCCGATATGCAATTGTCAGAAATAGGAAGTTCACAAACACCTGTAGGAACAACAATGGCATTAATGGAACGTGGCACCAAAGTGATGTCTGCCGTACACAAAAGATTACACTATGCTCAGAAAAAAGAATTTGAATTATTAGCTAAAATTTTCAAATTAGTTTTACCACCTATGTATCCATATAATGTTACAGGTGGACCTAGAGAAATAAAAATACAAGATTTTGATGACAACATTGATATATTACCTATATCTGATCCAAACATTTTCTCAATGTCTCAACGTGTTACATTGGCACAAAATCAATTACAACTCGCACAATCAAATCCGCAAATGCACAATCTGTATGAAGCATACAGAAGAATGTACATTGCACTTGGTGTTAAAGATGTTGAACAAATCTTACCAATACCACAAGGACCACAACCACAAGACCCTGCAATGGAACATAGTGTTGTTTTACGTGGTGCACCGCTTCAAGCATTTCCAGATCAAAACCATGAGCTGCATATAAAAGCACATAGAACTTTTATGTCATCAGTTTTAGTGAAAGCAAACCCCATGGCTATCATGAATTTAGTTTCTCATATTAATCAACATGTATCTTTATTAGCTACACAAACTGTCGATCAAGCAATGGTAGAAGAAGCAGAAAAATTACGTCAACAATTTGGTGAACAAATACCTCCAGAGGCACTTCAAGCTTTACAAATGCAAAGATCTGCTGCAATTGACAACGAAATTGTTAAAATTACCGAACAAATGGTCGGCGAAGAGCAAGAAGCTTTGCAAGATCAAAACATGGATCCTCTTGTTTTACTAAAACAACAAGAATTAGCACTAAGACAAGCTGAAATGGAGATGAATGCGCAGTTAAAAGGTGAAAATCAAGCTTTAAAAGAAAATCAATTTGATTACAAACAAGTTTTAGACTCACGAAAACTGCAAAAAGACTATGATTTAGCAAATTTACGTGCAGATGTAGCGTTGGAGAGAGCAAATGCCCCTAAACAAGAAGGGTAAAAAGATCAAAAAAGCCATGAGTAAGACATATGGCAAAAAAGAAGGCGCAAAAGTCTTTTATGCAAGTATAAACAAAGGAAAAATTAAAGGAGTAAAGAAAAAATGATAAATTTACTAGCTGGACCAATTGCAGGAATGATTAAAGATGCTGTCACTGGTTTCGTTGAGACAAAAAAAGCAAAATCTGAACTGAAATTGACCGAGATAAAGGCACAAAAGAGTCTTAAAGAGCAGCAAATTGCTGGAAAAATTTCGTGGGAAGCTTCTGCAGTTGATCAAATGAAGGGGAGCTGGAAAGACGAGTTTGTTTTACTCGCCCTAATGGTACCTGCTATTTGTGCCTTCTTGCCTTTTATGCAACCACACATAGAGCGTGGGTTTGCAATCCTAGAAACTTTACCAGAGTATTACACCCATTTATTATATTTAGCTTGCAGTGTCAGTCTGGGGGTTAGGGCGGCACCTGGTATCAAAGGTATGATTTCTAAAAAGAAATAATGTGTGAGGGTTGCGATAAGCTTTGTATCAAATGCGAATCTATGAGTAATCAATGTCAATTATGTGGATGTGACTGTCATTGCGGTGCATCCTGTATGTGTGAATGTGCGAGGTGTCTACATGACAAACCAGAAGAAACCGAAGAGACTGTCGAAGACAGTTCCTCCTAAAAAAGGTCCTGTCCCACAAGGCTTGAAAATTAATTACAATAAGATACAAATAATTAAGATAACCAAATAAGGATATTTTAATTATGAAACACAGTTATTTCAAAATACCTGGGTGGTTTAACTACTCAGAAACTTACGACATGATTGTTGATCAAATACCTGAAGATGGAAAGATCGTTGAAATAGGATCTTTCTTAGGTAGGTCAACTCACTACTTAGCCACAAGTTTAGTCAACGCAAATAAAGAGAATGTAAAGATATACAGTGTTGATACTTTTGCAGGATCATCCGAACATGCAAACTTAAATTTACCACAAGATTTTTCAAATATGTTTAAAGACAACTTACGATATTTTATTGGAAGAAACATGGTGCATGTTTGCCAAGGTAGATCGGATGATACTAAAATATTAGAACAGTTTGAAGAAGCTAGCATTGATTACATAATGGTGGATGGTGCTCATGAATATGAACCAGTCATAGATGATATACAAAATTGGTGGCCTAAACTCAAACCATCCGGTGTAATGTTTGGTGATGATTATCAACTTGCTTCAGTATCAGAGGCAGTAAAAATGACATTACCAGCAGTAATGGCAGGTGGTTTAGGTGTTAATGGCAGTCAAGAACAAACTTGGTATGCAAGTAAAGACGACGCTTATAAATTTTTTGAGAAAACAGTTCCTGGAGTTAACTGTCTTAAATGAGTGTATTTGTATTACATAATTATCAAAAGGAACTGAAAGCTTTAAAAGAAAACCTCTTAGAAAATTTAATCGTAGGGGTTGATAAAATTGAAGATTACAAGTATATTTTAGGAAAGATACACATGCTAGAAGCATGCCAACAGGAACTTTCTCGCCTGCTGGAACAAGAGGAGAAAATTGATGACTAAAACATTATACGTGCCTGATCACGTAAAAGCAAAATTAAACAATCCTTCTAAAGGAATTGATAAAAAGAAAACTGAATTAGATAAACTTCCAAAACCCGTTGGATGGAGAATTTTAGTTTTACCTTTCAAAGCAAAAGATAAATCAAAAGGTGGTATTATACTCACTGATAAGACTATTGAAGACTCTCAATTAACTGCATCTGTTGCTATGGTATTAGCCGTAGGAGATGATGCATACAAAGATAAAGAAAAGTTTCCTAATGGACCTTGGTGTAAACAAGGTGATTGGGTTGTGTTTGGCAGATACGCTGGTTCAAGGATCAGGATAGATGGAGGAGAGGTAAGATTATTGAATGACGATGAAATACTCGGCACAGTAGATAATCCAGAGGACATATTAACAATACTATAACATGGAGGTACCATGCAAACAGAACTTAATACTGCAAAAGACGAAAAGCTAGTTGACCTTGATACGTCAGGGGAAGGAGCAGAAGTCGAATTAGAAGATAAGTCTCATGGCGCTGTTTCACCAGAACAGTACGAAGAAGTAAAAACTGAAGAAAAAGATCCTCTTAATCCTGCCGTTACGGAACAGCAAGACGAGATGGATCAATACTCTGATAAAGTTAAAAAAAGAATTGATAAATTAACTTGGAAGATTAGAGAGGCAGAAAGAGAAAAAGACGCCGCACTGACATTTGCACAAAATGTGCAAAAAGAGTTACAGGATGCCAAAAAGAAAACTTTTGACATTGACAAAGGTTATATGTCAGAGAGTGAAGTTAGAAATAAAATGGCATCTGATCTTGCTCGTCAAAATCTTATCGCTGCAAGAGAAGCAGGTGATTATCAAAAAGAAGAAGAAGCTCGACAAGCTTTGACTAAACTTGATCTTGAGGCAGAAAGAATAAGAGTTACTAAATCTAAAAAAGAACAAGAGTATGAACAGTTTTCAAAAGAATATGAAAACGTTCAACAACAGTTTCAAAACGAACCAAGACCACAACCATCTCAAAAAGCATTAGCTTGGGCAGAAAAAAATACTTGGTTTAGATCTGATGCTGAAATGACGGATTATGCTCAAAGAATACATAGAGGTTTAGTAGCAGAAGGATTTGACACAGAGTCAGATGACTATTATGATGAATTGACTAATAGAGTTAAAAACAAGTTTCCAGAGTCTTTT